CTAGAGTTCGTCGGCAGCGTCAGATGTGTATAAGAGACAGATATAGAAGTCGCGAAAAAGAATTTTCGCAACACTCTCAACAAAATGGAGAGGTTGTGGAGTCTGAAATTATTGAGACTAAAGAGCTGAAAGGCGAGGGCGCAAAAAGGTTGTTTCGAAGTTTTTTTGCTGAAATAGATAAAGGCACTTATGACGAGCTTAACGCTCTGTTTAATGCCGAAGAGTATGCCGATATAAACTTAGTGTATTATTACCATGCTGTTGCAGACTGGAGCGACAGCGCAAACAAAAAGAGGACAAAGCGAGGATGGATTGCCACGATTAGAAACTTTATAAAATCAGACAAGGAAAAGGGTAAACTGCACACTATAAGTGCGGAACTATTTAAAGAGCAAATCAAAGTCAAACCAGAAGACTACTTAACATTAGACCTATGAGCTACGATATAATGACAAAAGGAAATACTGCTGTATCAGTTGTAACAACGCAAAAAGCCGTAGACGTGCGTAGAAATATGGTGCAGCGTAAAGAAATATTAGGCGCTCTTTGTGTAGCTGATAGGAGGATTTTAGCAGCGTCGGCAAAAAAGCTAATTAGCGAAATGAATGACGAAGAGCTGATAAATGCTATTGCAAGTGTATTTAGACTTGTTGCTGCTGATGTTGGCTATAAGATTACAGACAAGGAACTATGGCAGCAGACGTTGTCTCGAATATACACGATGCTTAAAGCGTATTACCAGCAGCTAAGCATGACGGATATAAGTCTTGCTTTTGAGTTGTTCGTCGTCGGGAAGCTTGATAAATACCTTCCACAGCGTAATGGAGAGGTAGACAAAAACCACTATCAACAATTTAGCCCGATGTATGTTAATACTGTCCTCAATGCTTACGTACAACGGCAGCGTGACGCATTGGCTAATGCTTACGAGGTCAAAGTGGATGAGCTACAGGAGCCAACCGAGGAGCGAGAAAAGAAAGGGCGAAACTACATTCGGGCAAAATTTATCAATGCTTTTTTGTATTACAAGTACCACGGCAAAATAATATTCGATGGCGCAGACGATATGTTTTATTACAGCCTTGCACGCAAGTTGGGCTACGCAGATAAAGTCGTTGAGACTGATGCGGACAAACAAAAGGCTTTCGGCATATACATGAGCCGTTATTACAGGGGGCTTGTAAATAGGTTCGATGCATATAACGTACGCAAGGAGGGCGCAAAAAGTGACAGGATAGCCCACTTGGCTACAATAGAGGCGCGGAAAGCAGAAGTAAAACGAGCGTTCGCGCGTATGGTTGGAAACGGAGTAATAATAACAAATATAGTACGCTATGAATTTTAAAAAAATTGGATGTATAAAGACCTATGTTGGCATAGACCCGGGAGCCAATGGAGGAATTGCTATAAATAGGGGCGGGGAAATTTTTTTACATAAAATGCCGAAAACCACGTTAGAGTTTGCGGACCTCTTGAAAGCCTTGCACGTTGGCAGTACTTTGGTGGTTATTGAAAAGGTAGGAGTGCGCCCCGATGATGTAGCCGTGGCAGATGGCGCGGTTAATTTCGGCAAGCTGTACCGCGTGCAGAAAATGGTGGCGAACTTTGAAGCGCTGAAAACCGCGTTAGACCTTTCTGGGCTTGCATACGTCACAGCACACCCGATGAAATGGCAGAGTTTTTTAAGCGTGAGGATAAAGGGCATGGAAAAGGCAACACGCAAAAGACACTTTAAGGAGATAGCGCAAAGTTTGTATCCACAAACAAAGCAAACATTGTGGTCGGCTGATGCAACGCTAATAATGCACTTCGGCATGATGGCAGCCGAACGCAATTTGCAGTATTTTCGCTCAAAAATGCCTAAGGAGAAGTTCGGAATGCTATTTAGAGCCGATTTAAGCGCGTTTGAGGGCGTTTCTCGCGCTAAATGGTAAACTATAAAGGTAAGTGCAAAATAAGCCGTTAGAGCCAAAATAACGAAGGAAGAAGAATATCTTTGTTTATTATGGTCCGAAGGCTTGTTTTGTATATAGACAAACTTTCGCGGTCGTTGCGTACTGAGCTAAGATTGGGAATAAAATAAAGTTGTGTTTGCAAGGTGGGAGATTACAAAACGCGATGAAAGCGAAAATAATTACAGAAAAACAACAAAAAAGCACACAAAAATTTGATTGGAACAAAATAAAGTACTACCTTTGCACTATCAAAAATAAAACAAAACAACAAAACAAACAAAAACCTACAATTATGGCAAAGTACACAGTTAAATTCGCTTGCGGTCACGAAGAAGTAATTAACCTCTACGGCTCACACGCTGAAAGAGAACGCAAGATTGCTTACTATCAAGAGCATGGCAAATGCTCAGAATGCTACAAGGCAGATAAAAAAGCCGAAAAGGTAGCAGAAGTATCAAAAATTGAAGATATGCCCGAATTGCAAGGCACTGAAAAACAAGTTTCATTGGCTAAAGATATCCGCAATAAGATGGCAGCAGAAGTTGTTGAGTATATCGAAAGCAAGACAAAAACGAACGTTAAGACGTTTGCGGCTGCTTTTGCGGCATTCAGCGAAGAGCAGAAAGCGTTGGCTGTAAGAAATTCCGAAGTTATTGCCAAATACGTAACTCTGATAACTGAAACGAGCGCAAAGTATTACATTGAAAATCGATAAAATCATGAAACAGAAATATCAAACAGTTGGTGCGATTGATAACGATGGGCGCCTAAAGTGTTACAAGCAAGAAATGAACGACTTTTTTAGACAGCATAAGTGTGAAAAGGTTGTTATAAAGTTTGAAGTGTTGGGCGATGAACCAAGCGCAAATCTAAAAGCGTATTACTACAAGGTTGTAGTACCAACATTTGTACAAGCGTTGTGGGAGCGCGGGACACGGAAAACTCAAGAAGATGTAGAGTATATGCTTCGCACGTTTTCTCCAATCATGATAGCAGAGGAGTTTGATAAAGATGGGAGTGTAAGTACGCGAATAAGAAAAATTACAGAGGTGACGCACGAAGAACTCTGCGAACATATTGAAACTATCAAACAATTTGCGGCAGAAGATTTTGGCATCTACATAGAGGACCCACGAACGTTGAAGTAAAAAAACAACAACAAACAAGCAAAAAAGTATCAAATAATTTGCTACAATAAAAATATTTGCTACTTTTGCAGCGTTGAACAAATAAAACAAAAACATGGAATTAAGTAGTTATCTTATTGACGTTTACGCTTATAGAAAGCGACCCGACGGAGTTATTTGGCTCTATGCAAATATGCCAAAATACTCAGAAATTTTTGAGGATTATATTGATAGTTCAGTTATCGGAGTGCTAAAAGAGGGTGACCTTGAAGCGTTAGGGCTTACACCCGAAATGGTAACAGGAAAGCCTTGTTTGGTAAGTGGTACGAAAATTAAAATATCATTCGAATGAAACGAGTAAAATTATACTATAAAGGCCAAGAAATTGGAGTTTATGACAATAAAAAAGACGCGCAATGTGTCGTTGTCTTGCGTATGAATGAAAACCCCGATGTATCGGTATTTGCTTTCGGTATCGAGTATGTAGAATTTCCTCTAACGGTCCGAGAGGCAAAAGAGGTATTAGGGACAAGCGAAAAGACATGTTACTTACTTTCGGGCAATGGCGGTGTAACTGTGTCGCGAACGAAATTGCAAGCCCTTTGCAATGAGGCAGACGCAAGCAGCCTAAACGCTTTACTTGCGTTTAATAAGTTGATGACTCTTGCAAAAGCATGGGACAAGATAGACAACTTTAAACCTTCTTACGAGAGCGGAGTAGAAATGTTTATCCCTTGTTCCGAAGCGTTTGGAGGTGATTTCAAACTGATATGCGTTTCGCAAGCGTTGAAAGCCGCTATTAAATACCCGGCTGAAATGTGCTTTAAAACGGCTGAAAGTGCCGCGCGTTTTGGCAAATTGTTTGAGGAGGATTATAAAAAGCTATTGTTGTAAATATTGCAGCCCTTGCAATATCCGTGAGGGCTGCACAAACAAAAAAACTATGTGGAAACCAAAAGACGATGAAATTGTATTTTCGCTAAAAGTTACAAAAGATTTTCGCTTTACCTCTACTAAGATAGAATGGGCGAACAATGACAAAGTTCTGCAAAGAGCGTTCGAGCAGGGAGTTATATTTAAATACGCAGACGATGCGCTTGAACTTTGCAGAAAGATAAACTATTTAATTGAAAATTTTAAAAATTCTGAAAATGGAAAATGAATTTGAATTAAAGCCTTTTGACAAAGTGCTTGTACGCGATGATGATAATGATGTGTGGCAAATAGATTTTTTTGAAAAACAGGAAGAACCCTTGTATTTTGAAATAAACTATGTGTGTCTTATGTCAACATGGAAACAATGTATACCATACGAAGGCAACGAACATTTGCTTGGCACAACTGACAGCCCTCAAGAAGAGTGCCAGAAAGAAGAAAGTGGAAAGCAAGATGAAGCAAGTAATAATTACGGATACCCAGTAGAATACTTCAAACGAAACGATATAGTATTATGCCGAGATAATAAAGATTCGTATTGGCGTATAGATGTATTTTTGTACAAAAATGGCTCTGCTCCATTCCCATTCCGATGTAATAACTCTATTTGGATGGAGTGCATTCCCTACGAAGGTAACGAGCATTTGATGGGGACAACAGACAAGCCCGAAAGATGCGATACAAACAAAAATACACTTTTCGGTATCAAAATAAAGCCTGGCTATATTTTAGAACTTGAGTATGGGAAGGTGGGTGTCATATTCCCGATACGCGAAATCGGTTCCACAAAAAAGGAGAAACTCGCGCTAATATACACGAGTGGTTCGTGGGTGCCGTTTGAATATATTGAAGTATCTAAAGTAATTGCAATAAGAGGTCGCGCTTTTGGTAGTCTACTTACGAATGGTGGGTTATTGTGGAAAAGAGCGCAAAAACAATCACTTACAAAGGCGGAAATTGCCGAAAGGCTTGGCATGAGAGCGAAAGACTTTGTAATCATTGACGAAGATAACGAATAATATGAAAATAACAGACCTAAGAATTGGCGACATTGTTTGCAACAAGCGCACAAAATACCCTATGAAAGTTGTAGGCATCTACGAAGACGGCACGGTCTATTTGGATTTTGATGGCAACGAGGGCGATGTATTCGAGGAAAATTGCAAAGACCTTGAATTTGTCGAAACACGGAAGAAGCCCTAAAAAGTGAAATATGACAAGTGCTTTTATAACGATGGCACTGGCGGAGTTGAATTTAAAGACAAAAGAATGTGTTAATATGGAAAATGAATTTAATTTTGAATACGAATACGAAATAATAGACAACGGCGTTATTTTGAGTGACCCCAATTTTGAAACAAAGATTGCTTGCGTTTCACAAAATGGCGATGATTGCGAAGTCGTTAAGAACATCGGGATGTGGCTGAACGAAGACATTAAGGATGTTTCGAATGAATGTACGTGCAACAAACTTAGAATTAGCATTAAAATTGAACCTATTGAATAACAGAAGCGTATATCACTAATATTGAATAGTATGAAAGCAATATCAAAAGATAAGCAGTTCGAATTAAAGAAACTCAAGATGGCGAAATTTGGGCTGCAAATTGAATTTAACATAATTCGTGAGAGTTACGGAGTAGAAGAGGCGGTAAAAAATAAGTTGGATTTGCCTTTTTGTGCGAACGCTGAGTTGTCTATGGCATTAGATTCACTTGTTCGAAAATTCGCGAGTGTAGTTCTTAACTATGATATTAACTGCTTGCACGAAGGCCGCGAAATTAGCCTTAAATGCTTATCAATTTCTAACAATGGCATTTCGTTGCAGTTATCAGAAGTCAGAGAACATGGTGAATTTGTGATAAAAAGCCCGAAAATTGACAAGCAACCGTACGAGGCAGTATTAGACAAAATCGAAAACGCTGTATACGATTTCCTAAGCAACGAAAATGGCGAGCATCTCGAAGAATTATTTTGAAACGTATTTAATAACAACAACGGCAGAGTATGATTACTGCGTTAAGCATGGGTACGAGCCGTTGCTGTTTGATAAATTCTTTCGGATGGACATATTTCTACGCGTTGAAATCCAAAAGCGTCTGTTCGGTCATTGCGCGATAGGGCGCGGTAACATACCGCAAGCAAATGAGCGTTTTTACAGGTGGTGCTGGGAGCATCTTCCACACCGATGCGAAGAAACCTTACGACCGCTAACGGCATACTCCGCTTGCTATGTATCCCACATATTGGCGCGTGGAGCGTACCCCGAAATTGCTCACGACCCACGGAATGTAAATATACTATCTTACGCGATGCACGCTAAATGGGAAAATGGCAACCGCGGGGAAATGAGGATTTATAAGGCGAACGCTGAAAGGATTGAAATACTAAAATCTGAATACAATGCCTACACGAAAGGAAATTAAAAGCGTGATTCACGAATTTTGCGACCTACCACAAGGCACGCCGCTATATGCTAACATATTTGATGCCACAGACCCCGAATATAATTGCACGTTGTTTGCTTGCAATGATGCAAAGATTACGGTGGTTTACAAGGGAGTTAAATACACGTTTAACGAGTGCGGAAAGATTGGCGAGAGTGTAAAAAGAAATTTATACATTAAGAAGCCGAAGACCGCACGCAAAACAAAGAGATAATAATGATTGAAGAAATAAAAAGCATACTTGAAGCGATTAGGGCGGAGATGCAGAAGAATGGCGAACGGCTTGATAGCTTACAAAAATTGCTTTCGTCGTCAGCCTCGAAAAACGTCATGACGGTTGCAGATGTAGCACGCTATCTTAACATAACAGAGTACACCGTCTACAAAATGACGAGAAACGGGAAAATACCGTTTAAGAAGCTTGAAAACGGCAAGCGTGTGTACTTTTTGCGCGATGATATTGACAAGTGGATTAAACAGCAAAAATGATGAAAGCAAAGCACGGCTATAAAATTGTATTTTGGGCATTTGTGGCGATTACGATAATTAGCTACATCAACCTATTGGCTAACATATTACACTTCGCCTTAAACTAATGAGCGTAAAACTATTTAACTAATGAGCGTAAATAAAGTAATTTTGCTGGGGCACCTTTGCGGAGACCCTAAAATTAAAACATTCAGCGATGGCAGTAAGGCGGCACGTTTTTCACTTGCGACAAACGAGCGTTACAAAGATGGCAACGAGTACAAGGAGCACGCGGAGTTTCATAATATCGTGATGCGTGGGAGAAACGCGGAGATTGCCGAACAATACCTTAAAAAGGGCGATAGAATTTATTTAGACGGCAAGCTAAGATTCGTCAAATGGGAAAAAGACGGACAGCAACGGCAGCAGGTAGACATCGTGGTCAACACTTTTGTAATGTTAACCCCGAAGCAACAGCAAAGCAAAAAGCAAGAAGAAGATGCACAGCCGATTGAGCCAACAGATAATTTACCCTTTTAGCGATGCAAATAGAAAAACGCAATATAACATATAACAACAAAGGGAACTTTGACAGGTTTAAAGCATTGGGAGTTAAGCAGCCCTTTGCAAATGACCTAATCAGCGGAGCAAAATCAGTGGAGATAAGAAACCACCGAACAAAGTACCGCGGTGATGTTCTGATTTGCTCCTATAAGTTCCCGAAAATGGCAGGGTACGAGAGCGGAACAACATTGGGATTTGCTGAGCTTTACGACATTAAGCGAGTCGGGGATTTTACTGATGAGGATTGGGAGCAAACAAGAGTGCCTAAGGAGCAGCGAAAAAATATAAAACGCGGCTTTGGGTGGTTCTTCAAAAATCCGCGTAGCGTTGTAGAGTTCCCAATTAACTGCAAGTTGGGTTTGTTTGATTTGTTTTACACAAAAGGCATGGTGATTGAGTACCCAAAATATGTTAAATATGACATCTGATTTACCTTATAGTGAAATGAGCGAGCGTTACGGAACAGACCTTGCAAAACGCGTTGTTAAACTCCACGAGGAGGTGTACGAATTGGGCAAGGTGCTAACCGATGAAGCGCTAACAGAGTACGATTACAACCGTATGCTTATAGACGAGTTATCCGATGTTAACGCAGTGGTTGCACATATTGCGCACTTAGTAGGATTTACGCAAGAGGAGTTGCGCAAGGTGGCAGCGGACAAAATTCTGAATAGGTTTAAAGACAAAAATTACAAAAGAGAGCATCAACACTACAAGTAAGGGCAAATAATTCTTACAAACAAAAAAGCCCACGCAAGCGCGTAGGCACAACACGAACCGAGAATTAGTAAATAAATAAAATTATGAATAACGATGCAAATTTAGCGGAAAAATCCGAAGACACAAAAATCAAGATGCGCTTAGCGTCATTCTATACGAGCGCAGCGTACCTCACGTTAGATGTTGCTTACTCGTTCGCGTGCGATTGTGATGTGATTTTAAGCACGCTGCACAAAGCCTTTGGACAAGACGACAAGCGCAAGATTAAGCAGGCGCGCGATTGTGGCGACAGGTTGCGACACTCGTTGCGGAACGCTTTGGAGCGATACAAAGACATACTAAGCAATGGCAGAGCAGCAGACGACAGCGAATTTACATACAACGTGTTAAAACTCGTCTTTGACAGAACAAGCGACACCGAAGAGGGCAAGCAAGCCGTAATAGACAAAATACGAGAGTTGCCCAGTATTATGGGCATGGAACAAGAATTGTACATTGACTACACAGCCGACTTGCAAGACATTGGCGAAACGGATTTGCAAAAGCAATTAAATCGTGTGCAATCTGAGTACGATAAGATAGCCGGTAAGTACAAAATAGCTATGGATGAAGCAAAGAAAGTTGCTGTATCACGGCTTTTGCTTGATAGCTACGCAAACGGCACAATCAAAGTCGCGTATAAGGAACACGGCATCGACAAACACAGCATCGGCTTTTATGGAGGCTGCAAAGTTCTGGACGGAAGTAACAACATATACTTACTCTTGTACGATACAACAAAAAGCGGACAGCCCTCACGGAGAAGCCCGAAGCATATAAAAGTAACTGACATCTTAAGTATAAATAAAGAATAAAATACAGAAGCACCCTATTAAAGTGGGGTGCTTTTGGTTGTATTTACAAAAAGCCGTAAATTTGCGGTATGAGGCATTTTGTTGAAATGTGGGGTAACACACCACAAAGACAAAAAAGCCGTTTTAGAACGGAAAACGGATTAAAATAACTAATATGGAAGTAATTTACAGAAAGTTGTCAGACATCAAGCCTTTGGACAATAACCCAAGGAAGATTACAAAAGAACAGTTGGAAACGTTGAAAAAATCAATCAGCGAAAATCCCGAATACTTCGAGGCTCGCCCAATTATCCTATCGGATAGAACAGGGGAACTCGTGATAATTGCAGGAAATCAGCGTTACAGGGCTTGTAAGGAGTTAAAATTTAAAGAAGTTCCCACTATTTTGCTGAGCGGATTAACGGAAGCTAAAGAACGAGAAATAATTATCCGAGATAACGTAAACAATGGCGGTGTGTTAATGAGTGAACGCATGGCAGCAGAACGCATGGCAGCAGAACGCATGGCAGCAGAACGCATGGCAGCAGAACGTTACGAACTAAGCGAGCGAGAAAAGGAAATTGTAAAAATATTAGGAGAACAAAGCGAACATGGTAAAATATTGCGATGAGGTTGTAAATGAGATTTGCGCGCATATAAGGAGCGGAAGCACGCAGAGAGAGGCACACAAAAAGGCTGGCATAGGTCATGACGCTTTTTACACATGGCTAAAGACCAAAGCGGACTTTGCCGAAAAGGTTAAAAAAGCAAAAGAGGAATTTCTGAGAAGTCGAGTTGAAGAGCTGGAAAAATCTCTCTTTAAGCGAGCATTGGGGTTTGAGTACACCGAGAAAGAAACGGAGTATGTAAGTGATGCAGATGGGTCTCCAAGGATTAAGAGCCAAAAGCAGAAACAGAAGTACTTTGTGCCCGATGTTGGTGCGCTCGTTTTTGCATTAACAAACCTTGCGCCCGAACGTTGGAAAAACAAAATGACGCGAGAAAGCAATATTAGCGGAAATGTAACAACGAGCGTAAAATCAGACTTCGACATATCAGCAATACCCGACGAGGAACTATTTAAAATAGCCGACATCTTGCAAAACGATAAGAAGAAGCGACAAGAAAAAGAAAAAAATGGCGAGAAAAAAGGCGGCATGGTTAGATAGCTTAAGGACGTGCGGAGAGTGCGCCCACGGAAGCCCGATAAACGAGCATTGGAACACAGCGTTAGACGGCACGCTTATTTGTGTGCGCTGTCCTTACTCCAAGAGAGCGCAGATACGTAACGAAAAGCAGTGCGAAAATTTTAAACCGAAATGAAAATAAACCCCGATGAGATAGTACAAGCGGCAGCACGTAAGCGGTTGACAAACTTCGCGAAGTATGTAAAAGGCGATTTGAACTTTGCGCCATTCCATGAGGTGTATTATACACTTTTGGACCTCTTTGCACATGGAGTTATAAAAAAGATGATTGTGCAAATACCAGCGCAGCACGGGAAATCAGAGGGCTCAAGCCGTCTTTTACCTTCATTTATGTTAGGGCTGGACCCAGACTTAAAGATTTGTATTGGTTCTTATGCCGCAACTATTGCGCAAGACTTCAACCGCGATGTACAGAAAATTATAGACGCGCCCGAGTATCAAGACATATTTCACGAAACATTTCTAAATAGCTCAAACGTGGTGACTATGGCAAACACATCACTAAAAAATTCCACCGTCATTGAAATGGTTGGGCACAAAGGTTCTTTGCGTGTGGTTGGCCGCGGTGGTTCGCTGACGAGTAAAACGGTAGACATCATGATAATGGACGACATTTACAAGGACTACCAAGAGGCAAATTCACCAATAGTTAGAGAAGCCGCGTGGAAGTGGTACACGACCGTAGTAAAGACGCGTCTTCATAACAATTCGCAAGAGCTGATTGTTTTTACGCGATGGCACGAGGACGACTTAATAGGCAGAATAGAACGGAGTGAAGAAGTTGTTGACTTTACGAGTTGGGAGGACCTTAAACACATAGACAACTCAAAGTGGTTGCGTATCAATTTCGAAGCCTTAAAGACGACACCGCCAAATGATATAGACCCGAGAGAGGTAGGCGAAGCCCTTTGGGAGGAGCGTCATTCTCGGAAACGACTCGAAGCGATGAGGGCATTAGACCCTGTGCAATTTGAATGCTTGCAACAAGGCAATCCGAGAAGCGCGGAGGGTAGGCTTTACACGACCTTTAAGACGTATGTAGACCAAAGCGAGTACGGCAAATTAGTAAGAAAGGGCTGTTATGTAGATGTAGCTGATGAGGGCGACGACTACCTAAGCGCGGCAACATACGATATATACGTAAGTCCACACGAAGCCTACAACGAGCGGAAACAGCGGTTTGAGCCTATCGTTTACGCGCTTATTACAGATATTGAGTTTACGCAAGCAAATACAGACGTAACGACCCTAACCGTGCCAAACATGATAAACCGAAACGGCACGCAAAAAGCGTGGATAGAAAGTAATAACGGAGGTTCGGGATTTGAAAAGGTTGTGCGGAAGAAAGTCAAGGCTTTAACGTACCCCTTCCATCAGACCAACAACAAGGAAAGCCGAATTGTTTCAAAGGCTGCCTTCGTGAACGCGCAAATAGTTTTTCCTTTTGGTTGGGAAACGCGTTTTGCTACTTTCTACGACCACATTTCAAGATTTTTGCGTAATTTCGGGGCGAATAAACACGATGATGCAGCGGATATGCTCACGGGTATCTATGAAAAAGAGATTGAGAACGGAAACTTCGGAAAATACAAAGAAAATAGCGGAGGTATAACTTATTATAACTAATTTTGTGACGGCCAAAATGTAAGGGTGCGTTTTGGTAGATTGTTTAACACTTTAATACTTTAATTTATGTTGTGTTCTTGTCCTAAAAAAGCGGCACTCACTTCTATTAAGACGGTAGTTTGCCCCGAGAAATTTGGTCAGATTCAGAAAGCCGCGTTTGTGCGATTGACGAACGGCACTGGCGTAAAAAACGGCTTTGTTAAAGCAACTGCTGATATCACGAAAAAGGCATCGTGGACTAAGCTCATCACTGCTGAAGATGATACGAAAGTCGTTGTGTCCCCCTACATCGAAGCCCCGAGCGGAGAAGCAGGCGAAGCCCGAACCTTTGGCGGTGGTAACGAAACGTTGGGTGGTATTGAGCGTATTATCGGGCGTAACCCGTCAACGTTTACGGGAGTGTTCCGCGAGGTTCCGCAGGAGATTATTAAAGCTATCAAGGAGTTGCAGTGCGAAGACGGCAACCTTGGTGTATATCTATTTGACCAGTACGGACATGTAGAAGCGTTGGCAGGTGATGCTAAGGGTGACGCGCTGCCCATCCCTATTCGTTCGTTCTTTGTCTCGGACAAAAACCACGGCAACCTCGAAAGCCCCGATAGCAACAATGTGCAGTGGGCTTTTGCGCCTAATTATTCGGACAATCTTAAAATCTTTGTGCCGACTGACTTCAATCCCCTAACCGATTTAGTAGTTTCAGAGTAATGGACGCAAAACAAACCAAGGTGGAATTATTTTGCACCCCGAGCGGACATACCGAAGCGTTAGGATTTGACCACGCGGAAAGACTGCTCCGAATGCCGAACAATGGCGGTTGGGAGTTGCCGAAAGATTCGCCTTTTGAATTTACAGAAAATGCCTTACGATTTAAACGAGGCGCGAAAAGCGGTAAGTGAGCGCGGTAAGAAAGCAGCTATTGCAAAAGCGTTAGAGCATCAAAACCGCGTTAAATTCCACGCGCAAACCGCGCTGAACCAAAGCGTAATTTCAGCCTATCCGTCATTCTTCGCGTTTGTCAAAAACTTGATTCCAGCAGACAAGTACAAAGTGTTCATGGGGCTGTTTCGTTATCCAATTAAAACAAACGAAATTGTTGATGTTTGCTTTAACAAACTGGCGCGAGTATTTGACGGACGAAACCCGGTATATGACTTCAATATGTTGTATGCTGATGATTTAGACGATTGGCTTTGGTATCGAAAAGATGTGCTTAACGAGCCTAAGGTTTGGAGCAATACAGGCTGGGAGTACTTTAAGACGGAGTTTAATTCATTTTTGGTGGTTGACTTGCCAACCGAGCAGCGCGGAGAGCGCCCCGAGCCTTACTTCTATTGGCTACCGATTGACCGGGTAATTACGTACGGACTTAAAGACGATGGCAGTGTCGACTTTATTGCATTCTATCAGCAGAGTGACGGGGCTAAAAAAGTCGTATTTATTGACGATGCAAGCTACCGAACCTTTGCCGAAAAAGACGGCAACATCGGAGCACTGCTTTCGGAAAATGCTCACGGATTAGGGTTTTGCCCCGTTCGTTTCTTCGTGACTGAGCCAATTTCAATCCGCGAGCCCGACGTAAAGAAATCCGTTCTTACGAATGAGTTAAGCAGCCTTGATTGGTATCTATTCTTTCACACTTCGAAAAAGCATCTCGACCTATTCGGAAGCTACCCGATTTTGTCGGGCTATGAGCGTAACTGCAACTACATAGATGAGCATGACAATACTTGCGACCACGGATTTTTGAAAAACCGAAGCGGAGTATTTTTGCACGATGCAGCAGGCAACCTCATGGAGTGTCCTAAGTGCGGAAGCAAACGAATTGTTGGAGCAGGCACGTTTGTTGAAATACCTGTTCCAGATGATGAAAACAAGGCAGACTTGCGTAACCCCGTGCAGATGCTAACAGTTGACCGCAACAGCCTGGACTACAACGTGACGGAAGAAGAGCGTTTAAAAAACGAGATTATTAAGTCGGTTGTAGGCGGGAGCGAGGAAGTAAGCCCAAAGCAAGCCGTAAACGAGATGCAGATTCAAGCCACCTTTGAAAGCCAATCCGCTATTTTGAAGGAAATTAAAAAAACCTTTGAGAGCGCAATGGAGTTCGTCGATAGCACGATTTGCAAACTACGTTATGGAGAAAGCTTTGTTTCAGCGCACGTAAATTTGGGCACAGAATTTTATATTTACAGCCCTACGGAGTTGCGAGAGAAATACAAGTCGGCAAAAGAGGCAGGAGCAAGCGAAACAGAGTTAGACGCGCTACAAACGCAGATAATCGAAACCGAGTACCGCAACAACCCCAATCAATTACAGCGAATGCAGACTTTAGCAGACTTAGAGCCGTTCAGACATCTGACGCGCGCGGAATGCTTAACGCTGTTTGATAAGGGTATTATTTCGGCGGACGAGTTAAAATTAAAACTTAACTTCGGCTCGTTGATTAACCGCTTTGAGCGCGAAAATACAAATGTAGTAGAGTTCGGCACGGCAGTGCCTTACGCTCAAAAAATTAACACGATAACGGAAAAATTAAAAGAATATGCAAGAAGCGTATAAAGTTCCCAAGGGCGAGGAAAAATACTATCATTGCTTGATGGAAATTAAGGCATACCGCCTTTCGCAGTACGGAGAGCCCGTGAAGATTTCTAGCCCTTTCATTCAAAAGTTTGAACCGAAGTGGTTTAAATCAGTCGGGTATCACGAACTCAAACAGCAAGGGTACAGCATTGAAATTCTGCATGACCCATACGAGTATGAGGCAAAAGCAGAAGCGGAAGCCAAAGCCGAAGCGGAAGCCAAGGCAAAAGCGGAAGCCGATGCAATGATGCAGCAGCTACGCGATGATATTGAGCGCGAAGTTCGTGCAGAGATGGCAGCGGAAGCAGCCAAAGAACCCGAAGCAAAGCGCGGACGAAAGCCCAAGGAGGAAACTAAAGAGTAACTTTAACATTAAAAAAATGGCACAGATTGCACAGCAGGACCACTTGTTTGTGGTTGACGATGTTAACGCGATTGCAGCATTAGGCGCAGCGCAGAAAGCAAAGATTAAGGCGTGCATTGTTGGAGGCACTATATTTGACGTAGTACTCAAGACAAAGCAAGCGGAAAACAAATACAATTACAGCCGTATTGTTGCCTATTATGTAGACCAAACCAACAAGAAAAACCCTACTTATACTGTGAGCGTTGTTAATTCGGAAGACGGCACGGCGGCAACCATCGAACTTTAATTTTTATGGCATTAACAAGGGATTTACTAACTGCAAATGCAGTGTTAGCAGCGTTGACCGAAGAGCAAGTTAACGCTATCGTCAACCTTTCGGCAAATGACGAAAATAGCGTAATCGCTAAGAGGATTGGCGAGATTTACAGCGCGTTAGACGCTGATGTTTTTTCGGTTACGGGCATTGCCAAAAATGGCACTGAAAAAACATACGACTACACTAAGAGAGTATTAGGCGAGTACAAACAGCAGATTTCTGACGCGGAAAGCCTTAACAAGCAAATTGCCACGCTGACAAAAGAAAAAGAAAAATTGGAGAAGCAAGTGGCGAATGGTATTTCAGACGAGGAAACGCAGAAGCGACTTAAACGAGCCGAAAGTGACCTTACCAACATCACTAAGCAGTATAACGAACTCAACGACAAGTACCAAGCAGCCGAAACGGAGCACGCTAAGGCGATGTTTGATTACAAGCTCGACAACGAACTGCAAGCAGCGAGCAGTGGCATCAAGTTTAAGGCTGGCTTGCCCGAAGCGGTTACAAAGGTGCTTTTGCAGCAAGCATACGACAAAGTTAAGGGTTTCGGTGCAGAATACATTGAGGACGGCAAGGGCGGTAAAATGTTGGTGTTTAAGGATGGTGACGGCATTAAACGCAACCCTTCAAATCAAATGTACCCATACACGGCAGCCGAACTCGTGGCAGAGGAACTCCAACGAATGGACGTGTTGCAGCCCAAGCAGATTACTGGCGGCAGCGGTTCGAGCGGTGGCTTTGGCGGTGGCGGAAACTCGTTATCATTCAGCGCGAGAACGCAGTGCGAGGCATCGGATATGATTGCAAAATCATTGATGGAACGCGGACTTGTGCAAGGCTCGGAGGAATACCAGAAAGAATTTAGTGCAGCGTGGGAGGCTAATAATGTAAAGTCCTTGCCTATTCAGTAACCACCTTTAAAAAAATAGTATATGAGTTTAGTAGCAACAAGATTGCAGAATTGGAGAGTATCAAACCCCGAACTCGACCGAAACAGCACGCGCCCTTGCGAATATGGCGCGCTTAACTTCTTCGTGCGCGAAACCAATTCGCCGATTTCGATTATTAGCCAAAACCTTAAAGACAAGGCTTTCGCGTCGATTGGCAACACATTGCAAGTGCCCGTAATTGACACCGATGGCGAGGTGAACGTAGCAAGCACGCGAACTTGCACCATTGCTGACGATGATAATACGTCGTCGCTGTATACCGTTGTTTGGCAGACTCTGCAAGTTGGCTTTACGATGGTTCCCGCCTCTTATTCTAACAACGAAATTGGCTACCAACATGACTACAACCGCAAAATGGAAAAGGTTTGCCGCGCGTTGGCAAACAAACTTGACGAAAAGGCGGTTGCAGCCCTTGAAGCCGCGAAGACGCAAGTGCTTAAAGACAAACTTAACTACAAATTTGCCGCAAATGTAGTTAAGGCAAAACGCGAGATGGCTGGCGACCTTTTAGGCGATTTGGGCACGATGATGCGTTCGAACTGCTTTTACCGTCAGATTAACGTGATTGGTAACGGTGGCATTGATAGCCTTGTGCGCAAGTTGGCACAGCATGGAGTTTACAACGACACCAACAAGCAAAACGAGTACATGGATAAAGTTTTCCACTTTACCAACAACGTAACAAACGAAGTAGGCCAAAACGGCACTTTGTTCGCGGTTGAAAGTGGTAACGTCGGTGTGCTCACTCGTGTAGACCGAGAAGCACTTCGCGGAGCTAAATCCAATGGCCACGAATGGGGTGTAACGCGTTTGCCCTACATTGATTTGCCCGTTGGTTATCACTATTATACAGCAGTAGGTGACCAATCTTCAACCAATGGCGATGCTACGGCAGACCTCGTTTGCGGTGTAAAAGAGTACTTCGGCTTTTCTATGGACGTCGCGTTTGTCATTGCGCACAACAGCGCGCCCGCGACTTACGCAAACCCGATTATCAAGGCGCAGATTGCAGCAGCTGCAAAAAATCAGCCCTTTGCAACCCCTGTATTTGTCGTAAACGGAGGCGGTGTAGGCGCGTAAGTTAAATTAACTCGTTAAATTGGGGAGTTGGGATAAATTCCCGACCCCCTTTTTTTGTTATAGATATGTATCGTATTAAAGACATTCAAAAAGCCCTCTCTAACGTAGTAGGGTGGCAGCAGAGTTACGACCCGACAAACGCGATTGAAACCGAGTTAACAAAGAGCGAAAGCGGATTAACATTTCAAGCAGCGCACCCACTTTTGACGCTGAAAAATATCCGCGCAATAATGCCCGATGACTTCGGGTTGCAGTTCGCAGAATGGAACATGGTTACCTATTACTATGTAGGCGATATCGTAAGGCATGACGGTATTCTTTGGATTTGTAAAAAGCCACATTCAGACCAACAGCCAAGCGCGAGCGACTTTAACGACGACTATTCGCGCGACGATTACGGCAACCCGTTTTGGAAGCCTTACAACCCACTTTCGGAGTATTTGCGCACACTTACACGTGACGGCATTACGGAAGCCGTTCAGCGTTTTGCGCGTGAAAAGCAAATCGAAAAGCAAAGCAAATCGTTACTAGAACGAAAGACTTTTTTCGATGGAGCAGGGCGGTTGGCTAATGTAGTGCAGAATAAAGGCAACATAGTTGGCTTTGAAATTGTACCTTTGCGCTCGATGGGGGTAACCGTCAAAATAGAGCGCGTAGGCTTGCAATTCGCTGGAGCAAAAGGAGCCATTAAACTCTATTTATACCACTCTTCGCAGTCCGAACCCATCAAAACGTTTGAGTTAGAGTTCGACGGCAAAGACGGCACATTTAAATGGTTTGATTTGTCTGATTGTTATTTGCCCTACATTGGCGCAAATACTGATTCGGGCGGCTCTTACTACCTTTGCTACAAGCAAGACGAGTTGCCGTTTGGCGCGGAAGCGATTAACGTTTCAAAAGATTGGAGCAGAGAGCCGTGCGGTAGCTGCAACGTTGGCAGCGTGGAGGATTGGCGAGAGCTAACGCGCTACATTCAAATATCGCCTTTCAAAACGGCAGCAGTTGAGGGCGGTGGTTTGTGGGATATTTCGCAAAACATCTACACTAATACCTCGAACTATGGCTTAAATTGTTGCGTTTCTGTTTGTTGTGATTTGACTGATTTTATCATTTCGCAGCGCAGCATCTTTGCAGAGGTCATTCAGAAGCAAGTAGCTGTTATGGCATTGCGCACGATGGCACTAAACCCAGAAGTCCGAGTAAACCGAAACCAAATCAACGCGGAACGCGCTGAACTGCTGTACGAAATTGACGGGAACACAAACGGATATAGGCCAAACGGATTAGGCGCGGTGTTGGCTAATTGTTATAAAGCTCTCAACATTGACACACAAGGCATCGACCGAATTTGTTTAGCTTGCCAAAATAAGGGAGTAAGGTACAAGAGCGTATGACACTAAAAGAGCTAACAGAGCGAGCAGAAAGGCTTAATGCAATGCTTTCTGGCGGCAGTCTGATGCAAACCGCTATCAGCGATTTAGGCAGCGTAATTACAAGCCTAAACAAGCAAAATCAGTTGTACGAAAAAGGTATTAACGCGGAGGGTGTATCTATATGGAGTTACAGACCATATAGGCAATACACGATACGCGAAAAGCAACGCAAGGGACAGCCGCACAACCGCGTGACGTTGAAAGACACGGGAGATTTTTACGGCTCGTTTAACGTGATGGCGGACAGAAGTCAGTTTGAAGTATTTGCCACAGACCCAAAGACGGCAGATTTACGAGCCAAATACGGCAGCATCTTCGGGTTAACGCAAGAAAATAAGCAAATCCTTATTGACGATTATCTCCGCGACAAAATAGCAACATTAGTTAAATCTATAATTTATGGGTAAGATTATCTCAAACAATTCAGCCGAATTACTTGACGGCATCATCTACGATATTCAGAAAGGGCTGCAAGCCAACATCGGGTGGCTTGATAGCATTTTCGGCAGGGCTGAGCGTGTTATCAGATTGAGCAACGACGGCACTAACAGAATTTATACACCTTGTTTTTACGCGCCCGAAAAAGCCGCAAACGATTATACGGACTTATTCCCCGACAGCAACAACGGAAACTTTTGTTTCTTTTGGGTGGACGACCCACAGGAGGTAACATGGCTTTCGCGTATTACGTTCGCGTTGAAAGTCCGTGTTTCGATTATCTTTTGGTTTGACTTCCGAACTATTTACAACGAGCGGAGCAAGCGCGACAAAGAGAGTATAAAAAAAGAGATTTTAGACACGATTAACTTGCACCTTAACTTACGACAAGGTAGCATCGAAATTGTAAATATCTACGAGTTGTCCGAAAACATCTATAAGGGCTTTTCGATTGATGAGGTGCAAAACCAATTCTTAACGCACCCCTACGGCGGCTTTAGATTGGAGGGTGTTATATCAGTTCGCGAAACTTGTAAAAATTAAAGACTATGACGTTTTATTTTGTAACGATGGTTTTTGTTGCATTGGCAGCAGCCTTTATTATTCTCACGTTGGCAAAGTGGGGTGTTATTGAGTATATGCAAGTACACGGAAGTAAGTTGGTTTCGGAGCTATTTTCATGTTACTTATGCCTTTCGTTTTGGACTTGCGTTATTTTGTGTTGCTTTGTTGCGCTCGTTTCGCGCGATTGGCTTGTGATGTTCATCCCGATTTTTTCAGCTGTTATAACTCGGAAAATGTTATGAAGAAAATCAAGTTAGGAGGCAAGGAAGTAGAGATTTACGACAGCATCGAGGAGTTACCTATTACGCGTTTCCACTCTTACAATAAAATGTTGCTCGTTGATGCTGGCATCGGCTCTGATTTGTCAGATGTTGACAACCATATCAGCCGCGCGGTGGGTTTTATGCAAGATGGCAAGGCAGATATGGCAGAGCGCGAGTTAGATAACCTACGGCAGTGTATTTACTTCGCGCAGTCGGAGATTTCGCCTCGCTGTATGGCTTTCGCTGCATTAGTTAAAAGAATTGACGGAGTGGAGTATAACGGAGTTTGCACGGATTCTTTAAAAGAAGTCGTTGAAAAATTAGGCGGTTCAAAGGTTGGCGAGTTATTCGAAAACCTTTTGACCGTCAAAAAAAAAATAGACGAGGAGCTAACGCTGTATTTTCCACACGAGTTTGAGGATGCAAAAAGCAAAGAGTATTTCGACAAACTACGGCAAAAGGCACTCTTAACGCTTGATTCCGTAATAAATGATGATGAAGACGACAGCAAACTAAAGGCGATAACGCGCGAAGTACTTACATACTTTAAGCCGCAAGTCTTCGAGGGTACGGAAAGCGTAGAAGTGCAGCACGACAAACAATTCGATAAAATGTGCATTGCACTAAGTAAAAGCCTACACATTCAGCCCAAAAAGCTAACCACGTTAGAGTTTTACAATGCGTTCGAATACCTCAAAGAACAAATCAAGGCCGAAGAAAAAGCGTTAAAGCGAAAATAAGGCGATTTAAGCGCGTTTTTGCAGTGATGCTGTACAAATTACCACGCGGATAAAGAAAGCGGCTTAGAAACGAAATTTAAAGACTTTAATTTTATGGCAGATAACAACCCGATTAAGTATTCGGATTTAATTTCGCCCGATGATAGTATTACTAAGCTTATAGCACAGCTAAAAGAGCTACAAGAAACGTATGCAAAAAGTATTGCGAACATCAAAGCGGAAGCCGAGGAGCTTAGAAACAGCCTTAAAGGAGTATCGGGCGCCACGGAAGAGGGGCGAAGAAAAACCCAACAGGCAGCCACGGAAGCAGACAGACTTGCCAAGGCTCAACGAGATTTGCAGTTTGCGCAATCAGAAACGGCAAAGGAACTGCAACGGCTTAATCAAGCCAAAGCCGAAGCTAACAAACTAAACAAACTTACTGTTAGGCTTAATAGTTCAGCGGAGGGCAGTTACAACGCGTTAGCAGCGCAATACGCGCTTAACAAAGTGCGTATAAACGGCATGACGCAAGAGGAACGCGATGCAGCCGAAGCAACGGAGGGACTAATTTCAAAAACTCGTGAATTGTACGAGCGTATGAAAGAAATGAACGAGGAAACGGGGCAATATCAACTCAACGTGGGTAACTACGAAAACGCAATAAAAGAAGCGGTAGGCATTAACGGAGAGTTGGGGGATGGTCTTTTGGCTTTGGGTCGTGGCGGAGACGATGCAAAAAAAGCATTTACCGCAATGGGTGACGGTGCAAAAGCATTAGGCAAAACGCTTTTAGGACTACTTAACAACCCTGTTTTTTTGGGCATTGCTGGTGTTGCAGCAGTCGGCAGCACATTTAAGTTTTGGTACGATTATAACGCTGGATTAGTCGAAGCCACGCGGCTTACAAATCAATTTACAGGCAAATCGGGCGAAGACTTAAAGCAGTACCGCAACAACGTGCAAGCATTAGCAGATTCGTACGGGGTAGACTTTCAAGAGGTGCTCGTTGCAACAAACGCGCTTGCAAAGCAATTCGGTGTAAGCTTTGAGGACGCGCTCAAACTGATGCAAGATGGCTTTGTTTCTGGCGCAAATGCAAATGGCGAGTTCCTCGATAGCGTGAAAGAGTACCCGGCATACCTCAAGGAGGCAGGAGTGACCGCAGAGGGATTTGTCGCTATTTTGGCGCAGACAAACAAAGCGGGTATTTTCAGCGATAAAGGCATCGATACAATAAAAGAGGGCAATTTGCGCTTGCGCGAAATGACTACTGCAACGGCAGCAGCATTGGAGGGTATAGGCATTTCAGCGGAACAAGTTCAAAAGGATTTGCAAAGCGGAAGCAAAACCACCTTTGAAGTAATGCAGGAAATTTCTGCAAGGCTAAACGAGTTGCCCGACAGCGCAAGCGCGGTCGGTACAGCGATAGCAGATATATTTGGCGGCCCGGGCGAGGATGCAGGCTTGCAATATTTGCGCACGCTCAAAGATATTTCTGTCAACATCGACGAAGTAAAGGGCAAGTCGGGCGAGTTGGGTAAACTCCAAGAGGAACAGCTCAAAAGCCAAATGGAGTTGCAAAACGCGCTCTCGTCGTTGTTTGATTTGACGGGTGGCTCCTTTGAGGATATGGAAACGAGCGTAAAAGTATTTGTAAATGGTGCTTTGGTTAGTCTAATTAAGGGTGTTATTAGTCTGATTAACTATTTTGCAGAGCTCTATAACAATTCGCTTTTTTTCCGCGTTCTGTGGGGTAACATGGTGTTTAACTTTAAAAACGCGTTAGATGAAATAGGCAATGTCTTTAAATATTTGGTAGATGTTGTAACCTCATTCGGGCATATATTAAAGGGTGCATTTACGCTTGACTGGGATGAGTTTAAAAGAGGTGTCGCAAGATACGCAAACGCTGCGCCGAATTTGTTTAAAAATATAAAGGCTGATATTTCGCAAAACTTTAAAGAAGGTTTGACGGCTATAAGTGGGAAAATTAAGCCTATCAAAATCCCGGCAGAGGTAATAAGCGGAAGCAGTCCAAGCGCACCACAGCGAGTAACAGCCACACCGAAAGCCACGCAAGCGAACGCACCGAAAAGCACGCGAAAGAGCGTAGTTTCAAAGGTTGAAAACGTTGAGGCTGCATACAAGCATAACCTCGAAATTAAGCGAAAGTACGAAGATGAGTTGTTGAAATTAGAAACAGACTCGTGGAAAGCACGGACGAAAAAGACGGAATACAATTACACGCGACAAATTGAGGATTTGCGCCACCAACTGACAACGGAAAAGGGGCTAACAGCTAACGAACGAACGTCAATAAATCAAACAATTTCGGCACTCGAAAAACAGCAAACGGAAGAACTTCTAAAAATCGAAAACGAGCGACAAATCTACCTATTGGAAGCAAGGAAAAAGGGAATTGAATTGCAATTACAAGCGGTAGAAGAGGGCAGCGAAGCGGAACGGCAGCTAAAATTAAAACAGATTGAAACAGACAAGGAACTTGCACTATTACAAAACGTGCAGCAGCCAAGGGAGCAGCAGCAAAGCACGGAAGTCATAGAGCAAGTGTACGTTAAGCAAGCGCAATCCGTTAACGATGCCTACCTACAACAGCAGCTCGAAACATTTGACAAGGAGCAAGCACTCAAGCAAAGCGAGTTTGATTTACTCAAAGCCACGGAGGGCGAAAAGACGCGTTATAGACTTAAAGCCGAACGCGATAGGCTTAAAAAAGTGCTCGAAATCAATAAGCAAGCAAGTAAGCAACTTAGCGATGTAGAGGTCCAGACGATGCAAAACAGCATCGAACGGCTTAACAGCGAAATAGAAGCGAGCGAGAAAGACGAACGAACGCAAGATATTTACGGCTTATTTGGGTTGAAATTGAATGACGAGCAAAAAGAAGCGATTGCTACGTCTATATCGTACGCAGTGGGGGCTTTGAATACATTTATGCAAGCCAAGGTTGACGCAGCTAACAAAGCTGTAGAAGCATCAAACAAAGAAGTAGAACGCGCACAGACTGCTTTGGATATAGAAAAGACGGCTGCTGCAAATGGGTACGCAGCAGACGTTAAAAACGCGCAAAAAAGGCTCGATTTGGCGAAGAAAAACCAAGACAAAGCAATCAAGGAACAGCAAAAGGCACAACGGCAGCAGCAAGCAATTAACGCAGTAGAACAAGCAGGAAACATGGTTGCAGCGAGTGCGCTAATTTGGCGGCAGTTGGGTTTTCCGTGGGCTATACCTGCAATAGCAGTAATGTGGGCAAGCTTTGCAGCATCAAAAATAAAGGCGGCACAAATTGCCAAGTCCGCAGCTACTGAAAGCTATGGCGAAGGTACTGTTGAGTTGCTTAACGGCGGAAGCCACCAAAGCGGACGCGATATTGATTTGGGTACAAAACCAGACGGAACAAAACGCAGAGCGGAGGGAGGAGAATTCTTCGCAGTGATTAACAAACGCAATTCGCGGAGGTTTAGAAAAATAATTCCAAGTGTAATAAACTCGTTAAACGATGGCACATTTGCATCGAAATACATGGGAGCGTATGACGGTGCTAACAGCCTTAAAGTAAGCATTGCAGACAAGGGCAACAGCGAAATGCGCGAGCTAAACGACAACGTTCGGGAAATTCGCGACCTAAACCGCAGACGTGCGTACATGGATGCCAACGGCAACATGGTAGAGGAGTATAAAAACCTTAAAAGAGTTTACAAATGAAAAAAGAGCAATATCGGTGGTTTCTGCAAGCGGATGAAAACCCAAAAATCCCTTTTTCACCTATCTATGGTGACGGCATGGCGGTGGAGTGGGCGCGCGAAACAAACCAACGATTCTATCGCTGCAAACTATCTGATAAAATAACGATATTGGGTCCTTTGTATACGCAAATCGTAAACGGGAACATAGAAACAAAATATACTGTATATGTAGAGCAGTTCGTCGGTGGTAGTTGGCTACCTCTTTGCCAAGGTCGATTTTATAAAACAAATTGCACGATTGATTACGAAGAGCGGACAATAACGGTGCAGCCCGATTACTCCGACGCGTATAACGATGTATTAGACTGCTTAGACAAAGAATTTGACGTACTATCTAAGCCAATGCCAAACAGCGAGGTGTGGATTACAAAGCGACCTATGTTGCAGCTATACGCGATGGGTGACAACGTTGTTTCATGCTATTGCGGAGGTAGTTACTATGAGCAAGACGTGCAAGACGCAGTAAGGAGCAAAACGGACCTTGTACACAAGTACTTTTTTGCGCCTATTGCCAAGCTTGTTGAGCTGAACTTCGAGGGGCAAAACGAGATTTTAGCAGGATTAGACGGCACTTACATCGGACAAATCCAACTAAACGACGAGGAGGAGTTAGAGTACTTTGGCGAACTTGAGCGTTATCCGCCTAACAGCGTATTACTTATTGAGATGCAGCACACAGCGCTGCCGAATAATCCAGCGGAGCAAAAAAAGCCAACAATAACAATCCGTAGGAGAGGCACGGCAGAGGTATTGTACAAAGCCGTATCATACATACCGCAAGATGCCACTTCGGTTGAACTGACGTTTATCAACGAGAAAAGCCCGAGCCAAGCAGCGATTAAAGGCACTATAATTATGCGCAATATGTTCGCGCGTTACATGGTTGACGTGGAGGAGTTGAACGGCTTAAAAACAAACGTATTGCCACCCGATGACATAGTGCTAAATAACGCTAATTACCGCTACGCGATAGGCTACAAAATAAACATTGCTGTAATTTCAGCGCGGACGAGTGACGAGCCTACGGAGTGGGGCCTTAACTTTGCAAACAAGTATTACGCGCCACCCTATGGGCTTGATTATAGTTATTATCCTTTGGGGCGTTCAACATGGCGATGGGCATCTTGTTGGTATTACTTTCCGTTGGAGGCTGAAGGCCTTGAAGTAAAAGCGCGGAAGCAGTACGCAATGCGCGATGCTTACGATATTTCGGTAATTATCGACAGCTTTCTAAAAGAATTCGCGCCCAACGTAACGCACGAAAACTCCATGGAGTGCAGTATGTTTTTGTATGGCGGTATTGGCGGAGTTAGCTTGTTTCTGACGCAAAAATCAAACCTTTTAAGCGGCGAATATACGCAAGCAGCGCGCAAGGCAAAAACTACGTTGGGGCAAATATTTGATATGCTAAAAAATTGCTTTCAGTGTTATTGGTTCATCGATGGTAACAAATTAAAGATAGAGCATATAAGATACTTCAAAAATGGCGGTTCGTACTTTGGCGATATAAAAACAATAGGGAGCGACCTAACGACCGCAGAATGCGTAAAAAACGGCAAGAAATGGGCTTTTAAGCAGTCTGAAGTTACTTACGATATGGAAGCAATGCCGCAGCGTTACGAATTTTCATGGATGGACGAAGTAAGCAAGGGTTTCGAGGGTTATCCACTTGAAATTATTTCGCGATACGTTGAGGACGGCAAAGTCGAAGATATAACAATCGGCGGTTTTACTTCTGATGTCGATTTTATGCTAATGAATGCAAATGAAATTTCAAAAGAAGGCTTTGCTTTGCTTGATACGCAGATAAAAGACGGCAAGCGCGTTGTCCCTTTTGTTAAAATGACGGTAGACGGGCAGAGGTACGATATGCAGAATGGTAATTTATCATTTATGAACATACAAAAGTCGTATTGGCTTGACGACTTGCCCGCATGGAGTATAAAGGTAAACAACGAGATAGCAGCGGCATTAGGAATTTCGCGAAATAAGGTAAGCAATGTTACAATACCTTTAAACGGAGTTGTGTTTGACCCAAAACAGCTAATTAAAACAAATGTTGGAGAGGGGGAAATAGAGAAAATTTCAATAAATTTGCAAACAAAGTTCGGCAAAGCAACATTACGATATGAAACAAAATAACAATTTTTCACCTTTACCATTTTATGACGATGTTAGGCTGCAAAACCATCGGCAGAGTTATGCGTATGGGGCTATTTATCCGCTCGTGATGCCGTCAAATTTTATTATCCCGTTTCAGTTGTTGGTGGAGCGCAAGGGGAGCGAGCCGACAAAGGTTAAAGATATAAATATAATTGACGCAACAGGCGACGAAGAAGCTGTCTATATCATTACTGATGATATAGAGCGCTCGGGGCTTGAAATTGTAGAAAACGTTAGCGAAAACGTTGACGCAGTGGTTTATAAGGGTTATTTGCCGCTGTCTTTCCCGATGGAAGTTGGCTGCTATTATATGCAGATTGACACGAATAACGGAACGTTTTATTCTGATGTTTTTTGCGTCAAAAAAGAAACTGAAAATCTCCTAAAAATTGAGTGGTGGGACGATGAAAACTTTGAAATGGACGCAGGTACAATAGTCTACGAAAATGGGTATCGTAATAGGCTGTACTTTTGTGCCGAAATAGGTAAGCCCGAATACCAATTCGAAGAAGAAGTTGAAAAGCGTGATGGGTACGTTTTCCCAATTAAGCAAATCAGTGAAAAGACGTATAAGTTTGTTATACTTGCCCCCGAATACCTGCTCGACGCAATGCGGTTTATCCGTATGTCTGATTACGTGGTAATTACAGACAAGTTCGGCAGGGTATATCATTGCGACACATTCCTTCTCACAGCAAAGTGGCAGACGCAAGGCGACTTGGCGAGTGTAGAGATAGAATTTGAAACGGATACGGTCGCAAAAAAGATTGGTCGTCAACTAGTTAGGAGGGTTGCAAGCGCAGGAGATTACAACAAAGACTTTAACAACGATTACAACAATAACTAAGGCACATGGATTACAAAAATCTTAAAGACGCGATTAAAGCCGTAATAAAGAAAAACGGCGCGCAAGAAATTACAGGTCAAATAATGCAGGATACGTTGCTTTCTATCGTTTCTAAACTTGGTGGCAACAAGACGTTTGCAGGTGTTGCAAGCCCGACAACCGTACCCGACACGACAGACGCAAACATTTTCTACATTGCTGGAGAAAACGGCACGTACGTAAACTTTGGCGGTGCGAAAGTGGAAAACGAAGCAGCCGTATTTGTGCAAGTCAGTGGCGGAACGTGGCGCGCTATCTACACAGGCATTCAGACGTCGCACGGAGTTAACAATCAGCTCCAACAGGAGCATGAGTATTTCGAGACAGAGATAGACAAGGTTTCGGCAGACCTCACGCAGTTTCAGCAGACGGAGTTCTCGAATGTTAAAGAAGATGTTGAAAGACACACGACCGAAATTGCAAAAAATAAGTCTGATATTACAAAGATAAATGGCGAAATTGCGACACTCAACGAAGCTTCAAACACGGCAGCCGATGAACTCGTTCGTATTGAAGGTAAGGTAGACGCAAACCTCAAAGACGCGGTTGTTGTATTTCTACCGTCAACGAATACAGGAGATTACAAAGGTGCTGATATTCTAAGCTTTACAAACGATACTCCAAAGAGCACGGTTACGGCTTATATGTCGCAATATTGGGATAAGCTTGTAAAATTAGCGAGTGGCAAGATTTCCGGAAGCGTGTACGCTGAAAGCAACAATGCAAACTGCACTGGCGGCTATTGCATTGGCGGCACTCAGTTTGGGTATTTAAAAATCGAAATTGAGGACTATCAAAAAGGCGGATTAGCATTAGCAGGCGAGGTGTTGGTGCTTAGTTTTGACAGTGGCGTGGAGCGAAAGGAAATGAAATTTTCTAAAAGCGGAAGTAATATATCTGCAAAAGTTAATACGTACAAAAATGCGAAAGGGATAGACAATTATATTGTAGATTGCAGTAAGTGTAATTTAGCTGAGGGTAATTTTTGGACGGAAAACGCAACATTATTCCCCGAATCTGTATATGACTCAATCGCAGTAGATGTTGTTGGCGTAAAAAAGATTGTAGTAAGAGCATATATTAGCGGGAACGCAAGAATTCTTTTGGTTGACAGAGGCTCCAAAGTTCTCAATACGTACAACTACTTTAATAACAAATGTGCAGAGCGCGAGATTGACCTAACATATTATAAAAAAACAGCGTATAAGCTTTTGATTTGTAACAACTGGGTGTTATGCAGTAATTTTAAAGCGGTAATTACAGAATTCCATGAAGAATACAACAACATTATACGCAGCGCAGCGGCTGAAATCTATAATATTGACGCGGTAGCAAAAGAAAATGCAGGAGGCTATAATATTGACGGTACGAGAAATAATAATCTACCCGGATTTTTCAAACATGTTTATGCTTGCAAAAGTGTTAAGTCGTTTTTCGTTAACTCAGTGATGGACAGCCCAGAAGTTGCATCTATCGTCGGAATCTCCAACCCTTTAGCAGAAAGTGGGGTTGTTATTGAACGAGGAGTTGTAGGCGGAGCAAGAATCGTTAATATACCCGAAGAATATAACTATGTAGCAATAACGTTTAAGTCGCTGGCGCAGTTCTCGATATTCGAACCGCGCGGAGATGTATACACACTCCTATCTGAACTGATGAATAATAAAGGGTCGCTTGCCTTGTTAGGCGATGGTTTATCGTCGCGTAATAATATAGCATATTATAAACTTAATAGCGGAGAAATTAAAGGTGTCGGTGAATATATTGCAGAACGCTACAAGCTTAATGTAAGTAACGAAAATTACGACTTCGCCACGCTGACAGACTGCAAAACAAAGTCAGCACCCGATTTGAATTGCGTATTAACAGACGATGCAATCATTTCAATGAGTGACAAAAAGCCGAACTACATTCTGATTTGGTACGGAATAAACGATGTTACGTACGGTCCTATCATGCAGCGCGAATTGTGGTTTAAAGACAAATACAAAGCAGATATTGCCTACCCAATGCAAGAAAGCGAAATTGGCAAAGATGGCTACGCAACAGCCGAACAAAAAGCCGAAGTAGATAAAGTAGTCGGCAGAGTTGGAGAAGTTGACTACGACAACGCAGACAGCTATTTCTTTGCTAAATTCGTCGGCACTGAAAACGATGAGGGGCTAACAACGTGGTGCGGCGCACTTAATTACGCATTCCCGTTGCTCATGTCCGAATACCCCGAAGCAAAGATTTTGATAATTTGCCCCGACCACGAGAAACACGGAAAGCTGATACGCGAGGCAACAATCAAGATGGCAGAGAAATGGGGAGTCTTGTACTTTGATTTAAACTCTTTGCCTTATTGGTACGGCAGCGAGAAGACAAAATTCGAAAATACACAACACGAGGGAATGTCATGGTTGCTTGCATCGGGCGAAACGGCAGCGCCAACCGTTGAAGGCTTTAATAAAAGCCGTTACAACTACGATGGTATTAGACCTTCGGATTTGGGTCACAAGGTAATTTCGTTTCCTATTGGTAATAAGTTAATAAATGGATAAATTCAACATAGAACAGATACGCATTATTGCGGTAACTATGATTACAACGGTATTAGGTTACATATCCCCAACAAATGGGTATGTGATTAGCCTAATTATAATGTTTGCGCTAAACATATTCGCAGGCATGAGGGCGGACGGAGTTTCGATTGTTAAATGCAAAAACTTTTCGTTTCGAAAATTCAAAAATTCGCTCGTTGAGTTTCTTTTGTACTTGCTAATCATCGAAACAATTTTCGCCGTCATGCACTCGTGCGGAGATGGTGCCGCAGCACTAATAGCCGTAAAGTCGGTAACGTATGTGTTTGTGTACGTGTACGCTCAGAACGCGCTAAAAAACCTTATCTACGCTTACCCCGATATAATTGCCTTGCGCATATTGTATCATGCTGTAAGATTTGAGTTTAAGCGAGCTTTGCCCTCACATATCAAGCCGATAGTCGAACGCATTGAGGCGGAGCGAAAACGCAAAGCGGAGAGCGATAAGTCCGAATAATTTATTAAATTTGCAGTCGCTAACGTTCTTTTGTAATATTCCATGAGGCGCACTTTTGCGAGTGCGTCTTTTTTTGTACCTTTGCATTGGGTATAGTAATTTTTTTTCTTTCATGAGTTTTCCCGTTCGGTCCTTTGTGCTGAACGGTTTTTTTGTTACATTTGCAGCGTGATTGTCATACATAGATTGATTTGTTTAGTTAGATTTTGGATTAAGCACCCCTTATCGGGTGCTTTTTTCGTATATTTGCGGAAACTAATTATGTAAAAATATGGTAATAATTTTAGACAATGGCCACGGCTCAGAAACGTGCGGCAAGCGTTCCCCGAAATGGGCTGATGGCAAACAGCTATTTGAGTACGAATTTAACCGAGATATTGTAAAACGCATTGCGCGGAAGCTCAACGCGGTAGGCATCCCTTATTTCGTATTAGTTCCAGAAATTAACGACGTGTCGCTTTGCGAAAGACGAAGGCGAGCGAACGAGTATGTGAACAAACATGGCGATTGCTTGCTTATTAGCATCCACGCAAATGCAGGAGGCGGCACTGGATTTGAAGCATACACGTACCACGGCAACAGCAAGGCGGATAAATTTGCCGAAATGCTGTACGAGGAGGCAGAAAAGACGCTTAAATGCTTTAAGGTACGCAAAGACCTAAGCGATGGCGATGCAGACAAAGAAAGCAATTTCTACATTTTGAAACACACAAAGTGCCCAGCTGTGTTGTCTGAAAACCTTTTCATGGATACAGAGCGCGATTGTCGTTTTCTTTTGTCAGACGAGGGGCGAGAAGCAATAGCAACATTACATTTTAACGCAATTAAACGATATTACAACAATGGACAGTAAAAAAGATTTTTTGAGCTACATTAGTAAGTGCATCAAACAACAAGGAAGCTACGCAGCAGCAGCGGTGGCGCCGCTGCTCGACAAATTAGTTGAAAAAGTATTTAAAAATACAGAAGCCATCGAAAAACTTGCTCAAAGCGGTGCAAATGGGGGGGGTAAAAATATGCAGTTTGTCGCTAAATTAGGCGAGATAAGAAACCCGGAAGTAAGTACCGGTTACATGGTATGGTCGCTTGCAAATACGCAGGGCGAAATAGATGAATTCTTAAACAAGATAAAAGGCGAACAAACGGTTTTTCCATCAGTTGTAGTGCAATATCAAGGAGGTAGTTGTATGCTATATGTATGGATTAAATCAAACGATGTTCTAGGCACTCCAGATACATTCTACTGTGTTTCCGCTTTAAAAAAACTAACGATATTATATCTAAGCCAAAAAGAGGGAGAGTCTCGTTTTGAACAAGAAATATAAAAAATGAAGAATGAACAAGAGATGCTCGATTATATTGAGCGATATATCACGCAGCAGGGGAACGAGGGCGCGATGAAGATTTCACCGCTTTTAATTGCGATGGTAGAAAGGCTTTTTGCGGAACCAGTTACGGGAGTTGCGCCAATCGTTGTAAACATAGACAAGCAAGGCAAGGTAGAGGGCACGCGAACAACTTACGAAATCACAACGCCACAAACGCAGATAAGCAGTTATATAGACTATGCTAACGAGGAGCGCGAGCGGTCGCGTGTATTCATTCATGACGGCTCGGCTTTGCTCGGGTTTCCGTACCTTGAATTTGACGAAAACAGCATTTCTGGGCGCGTTGAGGTAAACGATGGCGAGTGCGGTTTGTATTTATCAAAAATCAGCGGAAACTCCTACTTTTACCACGAGGATACAACAGCAGCTATCCCCGAAGTAACAAATGCAGATATCCAAACATATAAAGACGTATTCGGGGCGACTTACGACAAGGTAAACAACAAGTTCATGATTTTGTTTGGCGCAACTGAATTCCGACTTTCGCCCTCTGAAATGATGATTGTAAACGCGGAGTTTAACAAGGTTTCTACGAGTGGCGATTACACCGCGATGTGGTCAAACACTATTGCGAAGATGGTTCACGTTGCACCATTGTACGAGGGCTTTAGCGAGTTTAATTTGCACGCAGCCTTTGCCAACGCAAAAAACCTTATTATCGTAGATTTAGCAACGGAAGAATTAAAAGTTAACGATATTAACCTTGCTTTTTCTGGTTGTGAAAGATTGGAACAAGTTGCAGGGGTTATGAGCGTTGACGAGGGAACTCCGCTTTCTTTGGCTTTTAAAGGTTGCAAAGTTCTTAACACCTTTAAAATTAAGGGATTAAACTCTAATATTGATTTATCTGATTGCCCGATGCTGTCGCGCGAAACCATTGAGTATGTCGTTAAAAATAGCGGTGCGAAACCCTTTACAATTATGCTGCATTCGGAAGTACGCAACAATATAAACAACGATAATCTCTGGGCGGATGTTAAGGAGTTAATTAAAACGAAATCAAACATTACAATAGCATGAGCAGATTTATAATGTACGCTGTCTGTTGCGTACTTACATTCGCAACGATGCTTTTTGCCAAGGAGCAAGAGCACAAGAGGCATATACAAGAGCTAGAGCGCAACCAGCAAGTATTGCTCGGGGAACTAACGCTTTTTAAAGCCGCAGACAGCCTCAACGCGGTTGAGATGGGCGTACTATCACTCACACTAAGAGAGTACGAGAAAACGCACGAAAATGACCTTAAAACGATTAAGGATTTACGGATTAAAGCTAACGGCTTAGCGTCCGTAAATAAAATGCAGTTGCAAACTATTACCCGGATAGGAGGGCGCGTGGTTGATACAGTCTACCTGCACTTAGATACGCTTACCAATACCACAACGGCAGATACAGCGCGGTGCGTAAAAAGCCGCTCGAAGTGGCTCGATTTCGATTTGTGCGTGTACAACAGCGGAGCGTATAGCGGTTCTGTGACTTCGCGCGATAGTATTATCATAGCCGAAGAGGTTAAATACAAGCGTTTTCTCGGCTTTCTTTGGCGAACAAATGCTGTAAAAGAACGTAACGTAAAAGTGACGTCAAAAAACCCTAATACAAAAATAATAGGCTTTGAATTTGTTCGAATAAAAAAATAGCGTTACTTTTGCAGCGATGTTTAACCCCATAACGGCATCGGGTGATAAGAATTGGGAATAGATTTTCGTGAGTGGGCATTAAGTTGCTCACTCTCTTTTGTTAGCACATCCTTTCATATTACTTTTATAATACACAGCAGAGCCGCCACTCAGAGGAGTGGCTTTTTTTGTACACTAAAGTTATTTATTTCTTATTTTCGATTTAACGGCACATCACCGCCTAAGTGGTAATTTCCACACATGGCAAATAAAACGCGCTAAAACGGCAAATAAATGGCTTTGTGCGGAATATAGGCTACAAAGTGGCAAGTATGGTAAATACGTGTATGCTATATATGCTGTCTCTTATACACATCTCCGAGCCCACGAGACTACGCTGCATCTC